TCTAATGCTTGTAATATACTTGTTCTAAGACTCATAACGAATCTATATATTATATAAGAATTTTGTAAATTAAAAAACGCCTTTAAAATTAGTCCCTTTTATTGCAGCACCTGCACCTTTACAATATCCACCTTCTTTCATACCTTTAGGTTTTCCCTCATCATAAGTTGGTTTAAAAAAAGGATCAGGCCTACCCTTACCCGCATCTCCATAAGCACTAGTAGTTGTATCTTTTCGTAAACCGGATGGTATTTTTGTAATATCACCTTGTCGTCTTTGTCTTTTTTTAGGAGGTAATGTTTTCTTTTTTTTTAAACTTCTGTCTCTTCGAGGGTCTTTATTTTTTGGTCCTTTAGGTGGTAAAACTGTGTCCATTATATTTTTCCTTGTGCTTTTAATTTCTTTATATCACCTTTTGTAAGACCTGTTAAGTCCACTGTAGGTTTTACCGATGTTATATCTGGTGATATTCTTTTTGGTTTAAATAAGTTTTTTATCCATTTCCATATTCCCATTTTATGTCCTTACGTTAGTTGGTTTAGGCCCTGCATTACCTGCTGATCTTTTTCTGGCAACAGCAGAGGCCTTTTGCGACTTTGTCATCGCTGTGGCTTTTGCAAGTGGAACGCACTTTGGGTACTTTCGCTTTGAACCACTGGCGGATTTTCTTCCACACTCTTGATATTTGCCACCTTTTTTCTTTGCTCCAATATCTACCCATTTTTCTTGAAACCATTTAGTTAAACCACCCGTCTTCATTTTTTTTGATCCTGCTGGAACACAATTGGGAACCATTTTGTTTCCCTTCTTTTTCATACCTGCTTGAACGTAACCCTCCCAACAAGTACCCCTCTTGTACATTAGTAAGTGCCTTTAAAATTCATACCTTGCATTGCCATTCCACCACCTCTGACTTTAATAGATCTTAAAGTTTTAGCTTGTTTAGCATGTAAGTTAGAAGCTTTTTCTAATCCTTTGACTACTTTTTTTATTTTCATTTCGCCACCAGTATTCATGTTATTAATTTCTTTTTTTAATTCTTCTAATCTATTTTTTTTCTTTTTAGTATTTTTTACTTGTTGAGATTTTTCTTCTTTCTTTTTTTTCTTACTAAAAATACCAAAACCACCACTCATCATTTTAATTGAAGCACCCTTAGATGCTTTCTTTGGTCCCCAATCTTTTTTCTTAGTTCCTGATGGGTCTTTTATTTTACCTGCACAAATTTTTGAAGCGTATGCATTCGCATATGCAGACGGGTAAACTTTAAATTTTCTTTTAGCAGCTGATTTGCCTCTTGCGCATAACTTTGTCATATTCTTTGCATCCTTGGATTAGTTGATAATATATTTTTTTCTGCTCTTGGTCTAGCCGCTGAGTCTTTACTTCTCTTTCGCAATTGTGCTATTGCAGATTCTTTCATTTTTTTTTCTTTAATTTGTTTTTCTAAATCTCGTGCAAGGTTCATTTTTTATACCCCATACTATTTCTATTTTTATACAATTTTGTCCAAGACCAAGACGCTAGCTTAGTGGACCAGTCATAAATAAATAAAACTAACAATTTCATTTTTTACCCTTAAATATTTGTGTTCCCTTTATACCATATATTGACGCCACTACGAGGATCCACAAATTTGTGAACCATGACGGGAGCTGCTGGAACTGGTCAAAGAACATTTTTATCTTTTCTGCTGATCCCGGATCGTCCGAGAAGACCCCCCAAGCAATCACCAATATGGGCAACGTGAGAATTACGAGTACCGCCTCGTCTTTCCAGTCCGATTGTCTAGCTTCTAAAAGTTTTCCTTGGTAAGCTTCCTCACCACGTGCTTGACGTTCTGCATGAAGCAGTTGTGCGTCTGACATTGCAACTTTTGCTTTTTGTTTGTTAGCGTAGATTTTACTTCCAGCACTAACAGCTAATTTGATTGCGCTTAACCACATTATAATATTTCTCCTGTCTTCTTAAACACATATATTCTATCAAAAGATCAATACATTCGAAAGCCCTAGCACCGGATAGTCTCCATCTCCATGTTTGAGTCCAATGCGGTCTTCTAATCCTTACTTTCATTACGCTGCCGCCAAAAAATTTAGAAAATCTATCTAAAATGTCTTTATCTACCATTTCTATACCACACTGAAATGCTTTTCTTCCTTTACCTTTGCCCCATATACCAAAACTTCCTTCACCATCAAAAATACCAGCTAAAAAAATTAATTTATTTTTTTCTGACAATTTTTCGTACGAATTTTTTGTCATTTTTAAGTTTAATTCCTTGTGGGTTTGGTCCTTTCTTGGGTGGTGGCCCAGATTTGACTCCTCCGCTTAAACCTTTTCTCATTTTTTATTCATTTTTTCCCTTGCAACTTGTAATCTTTCATCTGATTGATCATCCTGTTGTTCAAGTCTATCATAATCAAAAATTAATCTATCCGCTGCTCTTTGATTTTCTTGTTCAGCTCTAAATTTAGTTTCTTCTGCTTTTCTTTGAAGATCCATAGCTCTTAAATCTATTTCTTGTTGTTTAATTTTAATTAATGGGTCTTCTTTGTTCTGAGAAGCCATTTCTGTTTTAACCAATTCTTGTGTTATTCTTGCTGCAGCTTTTGCAACTTCAGCTTCAAACATAATTTCAAATTGTTCTGGATCTTGTTGTCCCATTTGAGCCATTTCTGGGTTTTGCATAACCATAGCTTTTACTTCTGCCTTAGCTTTGAAAGAAATATGGTCAGATATATGTGATTGTAATAAAGCGTATACCTGTGGATTTATTTGGACCATTCTTGATTGCATAAATGCCATGTGTGCTTGTAAATGTGCATCGTGATCTTGGAATTCAAACACCGTTAATAGCTTCATTTGTAATGCTCTTGCATTTTCTTTAGCAGGATCTAATGGTTCTGGTTGTTTTGGTGGTGGTTTTAGAATTGCTTCTATTTGTTTTGTACCTAAAGCCTCGTAAACACGTCTATATGCTTCGTGTAAGTTGTGCATTTGTGGATTTGATTGTGCAATTTGCAATTGTGACTGTGCTAAAGTCACTCTTTGTGCCATAGACATAATATTTGGGTCTGCAACAGGTAAAATATCTACTCTGTTATCAAAATCTGCTTGTTTAATTTGTCTTGGGCCACCGTAAACATCATAAGGATACTCTGGTGGCAAAGATTCACCACAAATTCTTGCTAAAATTTTAAATTCTAGTCTCATTGCGTAGTAACAACGCTTGTGAACACCACTCATGACACGTGAACCCCTTTCCATTAACGCCATTGTGGTTCCAACTGCTCTATTTTGTGTGTCATTACCAACTGCAGTGTCTGTAATTGCTGCAAATTTTTGTCCTGCTTGCACTACAAAGCCCATTAAGTTGTATAAAGTAGGTGATGGTTCTGTAAATGGTAAGTTAAAAAACTGATCTCTAATATTTCCGCCTGGCGCATCAACATCTCTAAACTCTCCAGGTTGAATTGGTTGGTCATCGTCTCTTACTCTTATGCCTCTAGACTTAAATCCTGCTGGTAAATTTTTCAAAGTCCCTGCATCAATCAATTGTCTTAAAGATTGAGTTGCTGCTTGAGACAGGCCACCAATCATATGTGTTAAACCAAAACCATAAAACCCTAAACCGGGTAAAAATTTGTAATGCACAAAATATTCTGTTCGTTGGTAAGTAGGATCATCTGCTTTATAGTTTCTATAAATAGATAAAACTTCTCCACTTCCTTCATCAATAGTAACAATGTATGGAATTTTAATTTTTTTTGCTTTGTCATCAAAATCTTCAAAGTCATCAAGATTTAAATCAACATGCATTTCTAAAATAGTATGCAAATAATCTGGACCAGTGCCTTTTACACCTTCAAGTTCGTTTAATTTTTTTTCTACTGAATCTGGTTCTGAGTTACTATCTATTAAATCTATATCTCTGTAAGTTCCTGCAGCCATTTTTTTTGTAACTTCATTAGCTGTCATTTTAATCACGTGAGTAATTCTTTCACAATCTTTTAAATCAGATGCATAGTATGGTACTACCAAGTCTTCTGCAGGAATAAATTTAGATACAGGTCTATCTAACATTTCATCGTAATAAACTTTTTTAAATGTAGATCCTGATAGTGGTAAATAAAATAACATTTGATCCATGTCTGTTGTGTAATCTTCCATCTCCTCCATCAGCAAGTAATTCATGTAATCTTTAACTCTATCTGCTTGTGATTCGGTAGCCGGTGTTTGTAGACCAATTACTTGTGTTCTTACAGGGCCATCAGATGGTACAAGTTCTTTGTAAGCTTGTGCTTGAAATTGTGTAACAGATTCAGCTAACAAAGGATGCGTGACACCGGAAGCTCCCTTAAATGGTTTTGTAACTTCCTGATACTTAGTACCTAATAAATCTAAACCTTTTATGTAAGCATCCTCCCATTCTTTTCGAGAAGTTTTATCTTTTTTGTACTCATCAATAAGTTCCATACCCATTTCTTTAAGGGTACGTTCATCCATGTCTATTGCTAGATTTGAGTTAAAATCCTGCTCAGGTGTCGGTTCAACAACCTCCTCTTCTCCCTCAACTTGAACGTCAATTGGAAGACCCTCGGGTTGTTCAATCTCCTCTTCTTCATTCTCAAATGTTACTTTATCTATTGCCATAATTAATTGTACATTAAAGGTTTAAACATATCTACTACAAGTCCTCCTTTGGACTTATAAGTTTTTTGTGTATTTCTCATTAGTGGAACTACTTTAATAGCATATGCATCGAAATACAAGCGTGGATCACCTTCTGGAATATTCTTGGTTCCTTTTGCAGGATTCTCACCAGTACTACTATGGTATTGGCTTTTGATTTCTTTTCCTTTTAATGGATGATCTTTTGGATATTTAAACGTATCATTACCAATTGTTTTATAAGGTCTTGTTGGGTCTGATAGAGATATTTTTGTAGGCCCTGCTTTTGATCCATAGAACCTTGCGTTCTTTGACATTACGTCTGGAATAACTGCTTTACCTTTTTTACCAATCCCTTTACCATTTGCGTAACCATAAAATCTTTCATTACCCGCTTTGTACCCTTGTCTGAAACTTACTTTGTCAAACGGGGCAACGGCAACGTAATCAACATTCTCACGTGCAGCCTTCTG